CATCCGAAAATATATCTATTGTTCAGGGAATCATACGACCCGCAAGAGCGTATGTATTTTCTCAACCCACACGCGAAAAACAAAAAACACAGCCACAATGATCCCTCACTCCCGCCAGAGTGAAAACACCCTCATTTGATCACGAGGACGGCCTATGCACTAGAATGCATAACATTACACCCCATTGGCCGGGTGTAGCTACGGGCGCAAGCTCAGAAGATCTTGAAACTCTTGGGAATCGCAATTTTGCGAAGATCTCTAGAATCAAGTTCAAAACCGACATGAACTCAACAACCGAAAACACGAACTCACAAAACAAGACAACGAAAAAGGTATGGACAACATCTAAGCACGATAGCGTTAAAAACTATCAGCCAGATGCTGTTCTGACGGCAACCATAGATAAACGTAGACGCAACTATGAAGTTCAGTGTAAGAATGCACTAATTTCAGAAGGAGCGTTGAGAGCGGAGGCGAATCAGAAGCAGGAGAAGATTACTCAGGCACTCGGCCGGGTAGATCTTGAAGAAATGAAGAAGAAGAAAGAGGATAATCGTAAAGGATATCAGCGAAGACTAGACTCATATAAGGATAAGAATCGAGAAGAATTCTCACTCTTATCTCCAAAATGTAAGTTAGGTCTTAACGAGAAAATCCGTCTGTGGTCTAGATATCACAGATGTGGTTGTACCATAGATGTTACCGATCCTAAAACATTGGTGACATCAAAGGTACCTCTCAAGCACAATTCTTATCGAGATTCTCAATTTTCTTGCGTTCATGTAGGAGCGAAGAGAGTTAAGGATAGTGATGGATCCCTTGGACACACATGTCAAATGTGTGGTTCGAGGAAGCTACTTGCTTATAGAGCTGCTTGTGGATGCATGTATTTTCTTTGTCGTTCTTGCCGGATTAGTAATTTTAGTTACTATGATGGCAATGAGCAGTGTGTTCAGTTTTACGACTGGCACATAGATAATGAATGTACTACGCATCTAACAGTAGTGACAGAAAGCGGAGTAGAGGAGAAGAAAGGAACCGATTTCCGAGCGTTCCTTAAGCGCAACGTTATCACGCGCACAGCGAAGACGCACCCTCAATCAGTCAAGGGTGTGTCTTACGCAGCTGCAGCAGCAGCTAAACCGATTATGACAGACAACGAAGAAGTAATAGATGATTACATCTGTTACCGACTATCAGACAATCTCAAGGCAATTAAGCAATTACTTGCCCAGGCACAGGACACGGAATGTGGAAAGACGGTGGTACTTAAGTACATACCGACTATCCCAGAAGGAAGCGTTATTGGCTCTATGAATAATGTAGCCGATAAGACTCAACTTATTTTTGGACAGATTAAGGACAAAATTAAAGCGTTTATTGAAGATATTAAGGTTAAGGTTTCACGAATTATTACTAATCATATTTTAAGTTCAATTCCATCTATAGTTAGGGAGACATTAGTTTCATTTTTAGATACATTTTCATATTTTATTAAGTATATTTTACATATTTTGTGTTATATAGATCCAGTAGAAATAGTTTCATTATTTTATTCTAGGGGACCGCTTGAGTCTATTACTCGTTTTGCTACGGTGTTTGCTCGTCTTCAGAAGGAGGTAGAAATATCTCGTTTGAAGATGCAAGCACTTTTGGTAAGAGAGGACTGGTTCAAGCAGGTTAAATCAGGTAAGTCAGATTTTGGTATTTTAAATTTTTTAGTTAGGGAAACACTACGAGACCTTCCGTATGGTGAATGGTACCAGGTGTTATTACACCCAGAGTGCTTTTCAGTAACCGGATATGATCCTAGTGTTAAGGTGGATTTTGTTCCATCTTCTATTGCTTGTCGTTATTCTTTAGGTCTGATTCAAACTAAACCAGAATCAGGCATTTCACATTTATTTGATTTTTTTTCTTCTATTATTTCAAGTGCACCATCGAGACTCACTCGAGGTGTATCTATGCTTTCTAATTTATTAATTCAACTCAAACCCCACTTTAGCGCTTTTAAAGTGGCCGCCGATTCAGCTAAAATTATAAAAACAATAATCTCATCAATAGTATCTGTTATCTTTGGAACTTTCAAAGATACTAGAGAATGGCTTCAGCATTGTATTGTAACTCCAGGAAATCCGATTCACGATATGACTACAGCATTTATCGCATATCAAAATGTTGTATTCATGAAGACACCATCGCTAGACACGCCGGATGCATCAGACATCCGAGACGCTTTTTACACCAGTAAGGCGTTAGTAGAAGATTTTGTTATGAGGGAAAAACGCTTCAGTTCCATTCATTTGGATTACGTTAAGAAACTCACAGAGGGGATGAATACTCCTCCCGCAGCTACGGCAAGGACCAGGGAACCAACTTGTTTGGTTCTTTCTGGTCCTGCGGGAGTAGGAAAGTCCACTATGTGGAAATCTATCGTAGGAGGCGAGCTTTTTTCAGAACAATTCTTGAGAGAGAAAGACCCTGTGGAAGAAATAGAGAAAGTCACTCATACTTGGAATTCATCGTCCGATTTTCAACCGGGCATGTCTAACAAGCGAGTGATTGTCTTTGATGACTTTCAGCAGCGTAGGGAGGATCAAGAGGAGGCGTTAGCAATGATTCATCTCTGTTCAACAGCTCCATTCCCGATCAATTCCCCGAACATCACGGGAGTTGAAATTAAAGGAATGTTTGCTTCACCAGAGATAATTGTAGCTTGCACGAACGTAGACGTCTCACAGGCAGCTCAGGGCTTAGCATCAACAGAAGCCCTCCATCGTAGGTATCATCTCGAACTACAAATGTGCGCACCTTATTGCAAGGAAGATCCTCGAAAGAAGATCTTCATTGTGAAATCGTGTGTCTTGTATAAAGATTTGATAGGGGTAGAGTGCGACTTGGCATCGGCCAAGTTGCTGTTTGCGGTTATCCATCGAGTGAAGGCAGAGCAATTCGTATCGACTAGGACGATGGTCACTGAAGAGATCCGCAAGGAGCTCTCCAAGACCATTCTCGAGCCGTTATCAGTTGCCACCATCACGCCGCAAGGCTCAGCATGGCAGAAGTCAGGTGATTTCTTTAGAGACGCAAAACGGGTTCTCACGATCCCGGAGTCTTCATCGAAGTTATCAGATTTCTTAAAGCTGACGAGCGATCTTATCGCTCACGGAGTTAGAGTAGGTACTCCACTCGTCATGGCGTTTTCCTTT